TAATCTGTTTAACTAAGAAAGGAAATATAAATGTCATTCAATACTAATATTAAAATCCCGATGTCAAAAACTGCATCATTATCTGATGCTCATGCAATGGCAGAGGAAACTTGGGGAGAAGTTGGAAACTATCCTATTAATAATTTTTCTAGCAAAGGCGAACATGAAGAATTTGAAAAACTTGTTTATGCTCATGCCATGTTTGATGAAAGTTATATTAAAACATTTATGGAAATTTACACACACTACAAGGGGAAACTATAATGTCAATGTCATTTAATTTTGTAACTAAATCTATCGAAGAACTTAAAGAAGATTTACTAAGAAAAAAAGCAGAGGAAAAAAACATCCCTCACAACTGGGAAGAATTGCAAGATAAAGACCAGTCCGAATTAGAGCGTATCGAATTAATGCGTGATGAATTAAAACGAGATGAACCAGTCAAGCAAGAGAGCGAAGAAAAAGAATACTGTTTCAGTCGTAGCGACACTCTATAAAATATATAATACCCTACTAATTTGGTGGGGTATTTTTTTGCCCTCACTTTGTTCGGGCTAAGTAAGGATTCGCTAGTCGCTCAGTAAAAGCTAAAAGCAAAAGCAATAAGGTAAGCCTGTCGGCTTTGTCTATGCTCTTAATGTTTCAAAGAGCAGAAACAACCGAGCGAAAGCAAAAGATAATCGACAAGAAGTGGTGCGAAAATCGGACAAAAAAAACCCCTCAATTAAGAGGGGGAAAAATATATTTTATTACGGAGTTAATTGAATCTAACTTTGCTACTTCCTAACTCAAGAAAAAAACTTCTGTCAAATTCACAGATTAAATCATGGCTTCCAATATACTCTTCGACATGCTCAATATATTTTAGTAAATCCATAGCTGAAATATTTTCTTTAATCATATAATTCACAGACCAAGACCAATTGCCAACGATAAATTGCCCCATTAAATTATCACCAATTGTTCTTTCGTGTTCTTCGGTTCTCTCATCTTCTGCTAATTCATTAAATAATTTATTCATTTTTATATCCTTGTTTTTAGTGGGGGATTTCTCCCCCTGTTGTAATTAATTAAATGTTTCTTTTGTGTGATTATCAATCCAGTTTTTAAACTGGTCATAAACTTTTTGCTTGTTACCTTTGAAACCAAACTCTGACTTAATTCTAGCGTAACAAGTGCGACCTCTTGTGAGTTGCATACCCTTAAATTTAATTTCTGTTTCAAGTCCAATTAATAATACTTTCAATCTGTAAAGATTTATTTGTTCTGGCTTGTCTAAAATAATACTCATAATTTTTTACTCCGTTAATGTTGGGGGCTTTCGCCCCCTGTTAAAATTAATCTTCCTCTGTTCTCACTAGATTTAATTCTAGTAATGAATTAACGATTCTGCTCATTTCCTCAAACTTGTTCATATGAAATTCAATTTCTATAAACATTTGATTTTCATTTTCTGTCGATTCTTGAACATTAATAATATCTTGATTACCTTTTAATAGAAACCAAATGTGTATTGCTGTATTACTTTCTGTTCTTCCTGTTGGTATGATTCTAAATTTTATTTTGTTATTCATTTTTATCTACTCCGTATTATTAAAAAGTTTCTTTCTTTGTAACTGGTTCTATTATAGCAAATTGGTACAGGTGTAGAAAGTTTCTATAGAACCACAGGAGGTAAGTTGGTAGTCCAGTTTAAAATATAGTTGTTTAAGCTATTGACTATATTTATGTTCATCAGCTAAAATCTTACTTAGTTTATGAGCAGTCACCAAGTAGCTATGAAATTAATTGTTTAATAATTGAATTATATTTTTGTACTGCTCTTTCGTGGTCAGTAAATTAGGAAAGGTTCTCTATCCCTCTCACATTTACTTTGCTCTCAGAAATGGGCGACACTATGCTCCGTTGTCGCTAAGTGTCGCAAGAGCGTAAAGGATTCGCCTAAGAGTCGGCTCAGCTCGGGCTAGGATAAGCCTAGAATAAGCTGAACTGTATAGGGGTTCTGTTATTTCCAGCCTTATCTCCAGCCCTTCGCTATATGAAGAGCCTTGTCCTAGCTAAGCTACGCTTAGGTCTAGGTATTCTTTGTATGCTTAGACAAGCTAAGCATAACAGCTTACTGCTTTACTTTCCGTACTATCGTAGCTACCCCTAGGGGGAGGCTCACGCTATGTACCTACACATATATATTACCTCCAATACACAAAAAACAGAATTTGAAATTAAAGTGTGTTATAATACCCACAAGACAACTCTAATCTGAGCCTTATGGCAGAACCTAAAAGAAAAGCAGGAAACCCTAACTTCCACAAAGGTATGAAAGCACCAGAAGGTGTAGGCAGACCTAAAGGTTCTGTAAACAAGTATACTGCTTTGGCACGAGAGTTAATGTCAAACAAATCTCCAGAGATAGTAGAAAAGGTAATTGAGAAAGCTATGGATGGCGATGTGCATTGTTTGAAGATGTGTTTAGATAGAATTCTCCCTGTCCACAAAGCTGTTGACTCAACACGCACAAAAGCAGATGCTCAAGTCATAATTAATGTTTCCTCTCTGGATAACATACAACAACAGTTAGATGTGACTCCAGAGGGCGAACTTATTGAACCTGTGGAAAAGTCTGATGACGAAGTAATCGTTAATATAGACTCAACACCAATGGCAGAAAAGTTTGGCTGAATTAGACATTAATCTGCACCCTGCACAACTGCAGATATTCAAATCCAACAAAAGGTTTAAGATAGTCGCTGCAGGCAGGCGATTCGGAAAATCCTACCTATCTGCTTGGTTATTATTAATAAACGCTATACAGTCCGAGTCTAAGGATGTATTTTATATAGCACCTACCTTTCAACAAGCTAAAGACATTATGTGGGCTATGCTGAAAGAGTTAGGAAAAGATTTAATAATCCAAGCATACGAGAACACCGCAGTTCTTACTTTGATAAATGGTAGGAAAATCTATTTAAAGGGAAGTGACCGACCAGAAACCCTGAGAGGCGTGGGTCTATCTTATGTCGTGCTTGATGAGTACGCTAGTATGAAACCTATTGTGTGGGAACAGATTATACGACCGACACTTGCGGATGTAAAAGGTAGAGCCTTATTTATAGGTACGCCCGCAGGAAAAAATCATTTCTTTGATTTGTATCAAGACGCAATAGAAGATACAGAAATATGGGATGCGTTTCAATTTACCTCTGTTGATAATCCTTTTTTACCGCAAGAAGAAATAGAGGCTGCTAGTAAGTCAATGTCGTCTATGTCGTTTAGGCAAGAGTTTGAAGCGTCATTTGAAACTTTTAGTGGTGGTATATTTAAAGAAGAGTGGTTTAAAGAAGATGAAGAACCAGACGAGGGTACATATTGTATAGCAGTTGACCCCGCAGGTTACGAGGATAGTGAAAAAGAACGCAATCTAAAACGCTCTCGACTAGACGAAACTTCTATTGCGGTAGTAAAAATCGACCGAGATAAATGGTGGGTCAAAGACATTATACATGGCAGATGGAACATTAAAGAAACTGCTAAAAAAATTCTCGGTGCTGCGGTTAGGGTAGAGTCCAATTCTGTAGGGATAGAAACTGGAGCATTGCGTAATGCTATCTTACCTTATTTGGAAGATGAAATGAGAACAGAAAACAAGTGGCTGTCGCTTATAGAGTTGCGTCATGGTGGTAAAAAGAAAATAGATAGAATAACATGGTCGCTACAAGGTAGAATGGAACATGGTCAGATAACATTTAATCCAGATAAAGACTGGAAAGCGTTTAAAAACCAAATGTTAGACTTTCCAAATAAAATGGCACATGACGATTTACTCGATTCGTTAGCGTATATTGACCAAGTGAGCGTGGCAGATTTTGCACACTCGATAGAACTCGAGGAAGAATGGAGTCCAGTAGATGATATTGCAGGATATTGAAGATTTAAACGATAAAGATTATGAAGATGTATTAGAATTTAGTGCTGACCCGACTACTTTAAAAATAAGGTATGTTGCAGCGTTGTCTATTATTGCAAATTTTGCTAATGACATAGACCCTACTTTAGTACCAGATGAT